TCTTTTGGTTAACCACAGAATCATCGTTGTTTTGTCTGCGCGTTCCCCAGTATAAGTTACTTAGTGAAAAGTTCAGCTTATCATCATCCCGGTGCAAGGCCCATTGTCCGAGTGGACGGGGGCCGACAAAAGCTCGTAACAGAACATGGTGCAGCTTCACAATTCTACGCTTACCGTCCTTATAATACTCAAAATAAGGATAACCATCATGACCCGGTCTGACGGAAAGTCTCTTCCAATATCTCCGTGTACGAGTTACTTTGAGCTTTCTGACATAACCAAGAGAACTCACGTACAGGTCAGCATAACCCGGAACCCTCTTCCAGACTTCGTCGTTATGTGTATCTGACACTAGGATCGCCGTCATCAACACCTCCACAATTGTCACCGACAGCGTACATCGTTCCCCTGGAAACCCGACCGTCAAAATACTTTTTGGCTCCCTCGATCAGCTTGCAACACATCCATTCCTGCGGTTTCCGTACTAAGTACCGACAGGTTTTGTGACCCTGACCTATCTTGCACACGTCCTTGACAAACTCATTGGTCAGCATGCGTTCCTCTTGCGTGTTTCTGTGTGCGCCGTATGACTCGTTCTTTCGATTTGTGTCACTCTACCACCAAGACTCGTTCCCTTACTGTGTTTCTGTTCATGGAGGTGACTGTTACACCGGAAAGATGATAAAGGCTCCCTGTATATCCGCAAGTTCCTTTAGCGCGATGTCGAGGGTCTTATAACGTCGCGACACAGTACGTGTCGCTGTCCAGTAACCGGTATTCCAGTGCATCCACATCAGGTAGAGATGGAAGTGACCGTTATAGTAACGCAAACCCCAAGTCGGGTTGACATCAGGGTAGTTCATGTCACCTCACCTCGGTGATCTTCAAGTATCAACTGTTCGATCTGGCATGCCCGAAATCGACAGATGCCATCAACATTCACCCACACCACCTTACCATCCTGACGGACTGACATCTCGACAACCTGCGGTGCGGTGATGTCTAGTGTCTCCTTCCCTTCGTTTGCCAGCCCTCTCTCAACAAATTCACGGATCGCTTGTGATCGATTCGGACGGAACCGCGCCGTGCGACAGAACGCGTCCAACCGTTCGATAGTTTCGGGATCAAAACGGATTGTGATCGCTAATGTCTCTGTGTCGTCATCGTCCGACATAGTGACTCCTATCGTGCAAAGTAGAACAGGCCGATCATGACCACCACAAAGAACCCGCCGAACAGCACAAACTTCACCACCCAACGCGTGATACGCAGGCGGCGCGCCAGTTTCCGTGACGGTTCACATTCAGTCAGTGCCGGGCGGGGTGCCCGATTATAGGCGTCCTTTGGTTCCCACACCCCATTGTCGGGCCAGCGGGACATGACACACCCCCATATCAGTCACGCAACCTGGGATCAATCTGCACATCGGTTTCGGGTCCGACCAGTTCCGCCATCTCCCGCTGCATCGATTGCTCGGTTTCGCCCGAAAAGATAATGATGTCGATATCGGCATCAATCTTAAAGTCACGAATAGAACAGGTGATCGGGTGTTTCGCTTTTAGCTCCTCCAGGTTCTTGTGTGACAAGCCGAAAACGATAAACCTGACCGGCTTGCCGTCCTTGTGCCCACTACCCCCCATTTTCAGCATCGGTTCCTCCTAGAGTGCCGACCGCGCCGTCGCAGCAAGAACTTATCCCACACCCGCCACAGTCGGCGCAAGGGACGAATAACGGCAAACCGTGGGGGTTCCCGATCAGCGTGCCGCTCGGATAATAGAGGGTTACCGGTAACGCCGGGTTGAGCCGCTTACCGGTACCCTGACAGGTTTCGCATCTCAATCCTGATCCTCCCCACCTTCGGCGGCGTAGTAATTCTCTTCGTGACGTGGACACTCTTCGCGCAACAGTACCAAACACCGCCGGACACTGGCGGCACCGTCACCGTAAGACTGGGTCGAGTGGTCACACCGCTTGCATATCACTTCGACACTGTCAATCTCACGTCCGCTGTCACTCTCAAGTGTCATATACTCAACGATGCATGATACTTCCATGTCACTTATCCCTCAAATCGATCAGTCGGTAACCGTTGCCTATTCCCTGGACAAGCCAGTCACTTGTCAAGTGTCGCCGTAACCGAGACGCGTGTATCCGCAGCCCCAGGTGTGATACCTTTAGTCGCGCACACAGATCGTTGATCGCGACATAACGATTCGGAAACTCGCCAAGAATATGTAGCAGGTTGGCTTCGCTGGGACGCGGTTGCGTCTTCAATTGAACGACAATCGGGTTATCGATCCCGACCCGCATCTCGCGCGTAGCCGGGCGGCGCATTACAGCCGCCCGGCTAACGGGTTTGCGGTTGTCAGTGGGGGCTTCTTGGTGCGACACCCCAACGAGGGTCTGTCTGACCCGCAGGAAGATTCACTGCCTTGGCCGACACCGCTCAGATGCCTCATATACTTTTTCCTACAAAAACATTCAAGGGGCATTCGTGGTTCCCTTTGCCAAGGTATCACGAAAATCTAGGCATAACGATATTTGCGCCGGGTACCCTCCAGGAATAGCTCCTCGGTTTCCGCCCATATCCCGGTCACCGCCTCATCAACCCGCGCAACCTCGGCCCAATAGTCGGGTTCAGGCATAGCGTCGACCCGTTTCATGTATGTCGGTCGTGTGACATCGATTACGTCGCCCCACCGGCCCACGTCATCGAGCCAGTCCAGGCCGGACGCCAGCGAATCGATCCCCTGCCCAAAACGAATAGTAAATTCACACTCCCGTAATGGCAGTGAAATCTTGTTTTTCTCACACTTGGCACGAATACGGATACCGACCGGTCGCTTTATCTTGGACTTTTGCTCGCGGATCGTGTCCAAGTGACTCAACCACAGACACTGACTTGCGTAAAAGTCGAGCGCGCGGCCACCGCTGCGGGTCTTCTTCTTGGCGTACCGCGCCATAAACCCTTCGGTGATCCGGTCACGAGTCTGGCTGATGATCATCAGATTCATCCGCGCCTTGGACACCTCACCCTTACACATCCGCAGCAACTTACCGATCTGCTTGGCCTTGGATGTGTTGTAACTACCAGCATCAAACGCCATGCCCTGCTCGGCTTTGTCACTCAACGCGTCGAGTGAATCTACAATATACAACGCGGCGCTATCTTTCTTGGCCGTTTGTGTCACCGCCTTGCACAAATCTTCGTAGAAATCCTCGATGGTGACAAACTCATCCGGCTCAATAAACTGTACCCGGTCAATCGGCATCCCCAACGCCTTGGCGTAGGGTTCGTCAAACGCCGACTCGGATTCGCGGTAGTAGACATTTCCCTTTGGGTACAGCCGTGCGAAGTTAGCACAAGCTTCAATCGCCAACAACGTCTTACCGGTACTCTCGTCACCAACGATGTTACTGATGCGTGACAACGGCCAACCACCGCCCAAAGCACAGTCCAGGACAGCGGCACCGGAGGGTATGAACTCAATACTGTTACTGCGACGAGCGAAGTAGTGACTGCCCTCAATAACATCGTCTAGCAAATCGTCTTCCATCAACACCCGTGCCATGCTCATACCCTCCCCATCGGTGACCTAGTCGCGGGTGCGGCTCAGCCGCTGCCGCAAGCGGGAATGCCGATCGTCTACCTCGTCATCGTCATCGTCATCGGCGGGGCGACGGCGCGTGCTCCGGGGCGTGGTTTCGACCGGCTCATCTTCCGGCTCCTCTTCCACCTCCACTCGGCCACGCGACCGGCGGGGCTTTGGTTCCGGCTCCGGTATCTCATCATCAATCTCCCGTCCGATCCGCGACCGGCGTGGGGCCGCACGGGTCATATCGGGGTCGTCTTCCTCCTCGTCATCCGGTGGCGGCGCGCCGCGTGACCGCATCCGGGGGGCTTCCCGTTCGTCTTCATCGTCATCACGCCCGCGTGAACGGCTACGATCACGACTGGAACCGTCATCGTCGGCCTCATCTGTCGCCTTGCCGGAATACACCTCCTCGATGTGCTCCGGTCGATAGAAGTTCAGTACCCCCGGCAATGGGTTGTCAAAAATGAAGTCGAGCACATCCTCATAGGTGCGGTCGTCTTCACTCATCGGACTCTCTTCACGGACCACCTGATACCCCCGGTACCGGGTATTCAACCGCTGCCCGGTACGCAGGAACTCCAGGTCGTAACCGTGCTCCGGGTCCACAATATTGAGCACACTACCCTTACGGCGATTGACACTCTGCGCCGCAATCTCGCTGTCGGCGGTACCGGACACCCGCCACAACATGACACCGCTCTGCGGCTGGTTGCGGTCGAGGATGTAGTAAATAATACTCTGTGTCGGTAACAGTGCCTTGCGATCCTCTGGTGTTGCCCGCGCGCCCAATGAATACAATTCGTCGCACAACGGGCACCGCTTGTGTGGTGACGTTTTATTTTCCTTCAGACACAGATACGCCGCTTCCTTGGGACCGACATTGTAATGTACCCAAATCGGCAACCCATAATGGGTCGCGCCCTTCCAGGTCGGTGGCAGGATGCGGACCATGTTACGTCCCTCTGCCGCCTTGTACGTCTTCACCGACTTGAACAGGTTGTCGTACATCGACCCCTGCCGGTCGGCCCGCTCCACCGTCTGTTCGTAACTCGGCGGTTGGTAGTCAAAGTCACGTCGTCGTGTTGCGCCTCTAGCCATGTGTCACCTCCGACATCATCTTGTTAAGGGACTCGCGTTTGGCTCTGTGCCAGCCGCACGACGCGAGGTAACCAGCAACATAGACACTGACCATCAAGAACAAGTAGCCAGTGACAAGGAAGATTGGTGTCATTGTCGCATCCTTCTACTGAGTGACTCCCGCGACACCGTGGGGGTATGGCCCATCTTCTCGTCAACATAGTCACCGGCCCGCCAGTTGACATACTGGGTGAGCGAATAGGATCGCTGTTTGTAGGAATCCAACAGGTACGTCCACCGATCAGCCACTTCCTTAGCCTTGTGCCACCGCTTACGGGCTTCCTTGACTTCCGGTGACACTCGCACCATCGCCTCAACCTTGCCCTCGGTGGCCTTTTCACCGGCCTCGGCGATCTCGTTCCGCACCCGTAACTGGACCGCAGCCTCAACGTCCTGGATGTTGTCCTTGAACGCATCACGACGAGCGATCACATGCGCGCACCATGACGCGCAGTGACCAAACAACTGCGGTTGCTCAAGGATACTCTCTCCGAGTGACAGATGATTGATCTGATCCCGCGAAGCACAAAGGTCTTCGTAAGCCTCATGCTCACGTTGGTCATTTGCCATTGTTACTCTCCCGATAGGTTCGGATCACTGCCAACCACAGATGCGCAAAAACAGTCACGTCATCCGCAAAATTGTTCAGCACCATCGCAGCAAAAAATAATGTGTCGTCGTCCTTGGCATTCTCTGCCACCGACTCAAAGTAACTACAAACAACCAGACGCATACCTGTGGGGTGTTCCCCGGCGGCTTTCGCATCACGCAAGATTCGTTGAAGCTCCGACCGTATCGGTGTCCGTAACGCCTGCGCCAGTTTGTACCCCCAGTCACCCTTGGTTTTTGTCACCTCGGCACGGATCAATCTCGCTGCCTGATCGCGGTCGGTGCAATGGTAACAAGCCCCTAGATGGGTAATGGCACGACGCGGCGAACCAAGTGACTCCTGCGCACACAAGGCACGTATCTCTTTTGGTGTCGACCACTCCTCACACTTCACGATGACATTAAGTATCTTCATTATATCGTTACGAGGTACCGGCAGTAACTCAAACACCGCGCAGCGTTGTGACTTTATCTCAGGAGGTACCTTGTCTAAGTCGTTAGTCAACAGGAAGAAGTACCAACCCGGCGGCAGATTTTCGAGCGCGTTCAGTAACACACTCCAACCGGCTTTGGTTATCGCGTGGACTTCATCGAGAATATACACACGCAGACCGCCGGTCAAGAACGGGTGATCGCGGTGACGCTCGACTGTATCCGACAGCGTCGTCATCGTTTCGACACCATTAAACTTGGCGGCGTCTAGCGGTATAATCTGATCCCCTGACGCTCCGATCACCTCCTCGGCAAACCGCAACGCCATCGTCGTCTTACCGACACCCGATATCCCGGTTAGGACGAACGCGCGCTCACCAGCTTTGATCGCCGCTCTAATCGCTGCAATAACCTCGTCGTGTCCGAGTATCTCATCGAGAAACGCCGGGCGGTATCGATTCTGAAGTGTCTCCTCTCGACCGAGTATCTCGGCCTTGCTGGCTATCACCTTTTCCGGTGTCACATCGTCTTCAAGAATCACACGCTTGCTCTTCATCTTGCGAACTCCATAAAATCTCCAAACCGGGTAGGGGCTAGCATGATTCTGGGGAAGCTTTGAAGGTGCCATAGCTCCGGTCTGTTCAACGTACCCAGCCTTCGCCAGTGCTGATATGAGTGACCCCCAATTACGTCTTCCCAAGCTGTCTTTGCGCGGCTGCCCGATACCCGGTATACGACGGAACTCATCGGCCAGAAAGTCACCAGGAAACAGGTGTCGGTGCGCGAGCACTAACTTGATCGCACGAGCCAGCCACTCCTTATTATTGTCACTGGTGAGATCAATCCCTTCATCGCGCCGCCGTCTTCCCTCGGCAAGATCATAGATAGCCATCACACAAACTCCGGTGAACGTTGCGGCCAGCCCAAGCGTTCGACACTGGAAAAGTTGCCAGCCTTGGTCATCTCGGCCCAATTGGAACCGGTTTTCACCTCCGCGATTAGCGGTACCGCGAACCAGTCGAACTCTCGACCATCGAGCATGATGTCGAGTATCCGGGGCATCGAGTCTTCGTAGGCCCGATGCGAATTGAAACAGAACGTCAGGTCGTCGTGTATCTGCATGTTCGCCTGCAACAACGGGTCACCGGTTTCACTAAGCCGGTTCATCCCCAACATAACGATCCGGTTGGTAGCACCCTGGACCGGGGTATTGATTTGCTGACCGTGACCCAACGGCGCGTGACGCCGTAACCCGCCAAACAACTGTACGTAACCTAACTTGCGGAATTGGTCACCGATCTGGTCTTGCCACTTACGGACACCGGCAAATTGTGACCAAAACTCATCATAGAGTTTATGTAACTCCCGTTCCTCACATTCCAACCGTTTCGCGGTCGACCACAACGCGGCACCATAGAACAGCGCGAACACCCATACCGATTTGACATTCTGGCGGAAGTCACCCATCACCTTTGGGTCTTTGAGTCCCCTCTTGCCACCGACCAGCCGGGGCACCGTGTGCGCAATCCTCTCGGCCCACTCCATATGGATGTCATAGTCTTCCCACAACGCCTTGCAATAGTGACGGTCACGGGAACCGCAAGCGATGATCCTGGCATCGATCTGCCCGTAGTCAAACGCCGCCATCACCTTGGCAGCGATCTGTTTGCGCGCCTTACGTCCCTCCGCTGTCCGGTTTGGCACATTCTGAATATTAGGGTCTTCGGAATTGAGCCGACCGGTTTCGGTGAAACAGGTACCGAGATTGGTATGGATAATGTTACCGGGGTACACATTCGGGCTGCCCGGTGAATACGGGTCCACATAGGTACCCTTAATCTTTTGCACCTTGCGGTAGTTCAGGATCGCCGCCGCCATCGGGTGTTTGACTTCCTTAAGTACCACTTCCTTGGTAGACCAGCCTGGACCCTCTTGTCCGGCACGGGTCTTGAGGATGTCACGCAACATGATAATGACATGCGGAGGTGACCCCGGATTAAACTCTTCGCGGGCAAGTTTCTTGTACTCTTGTGCTTCCGGTAGTGACTGTACCTGTTCCTTAGCTCTGGCCAGCTTACGCGCATACTCGCGCCGTAACTGGGTATTCACTTCGGCATCGAGCGGGATACCCTTTAACTGTGTCAAAACAACCGTTGGGACTTGGCGAACCTTTTCTTCATACACTGCCACCAAGTCAGCTTTTTCGATGGCGGTTTTCTGTGAAAGATAGGCCAACCGGTGATACTTCGCATCAATAGCGTTATACGGGAGCAACGTTTCCAGACTCTCATCGCGCATCCTCGCCTTGTTCATCTTCGGCGACAGTTTCTTGATGTTGATCCCGAAATGTTGCTGCGTCAACCATTCGAGTGACAAGGCACCGGGCTTTGTGTCCCCGACCCGCTCATCGATCACATAAGCCTGGGTCATGGTATCTTCCCACGGTACCGACCGGGCGAACTCGTTACCGTAAAAGTAACACGTCCACTCCATCTCAAATGACAATTGATGTACCGCCTTCTTGGCGCGTGACTGAAGGAACCTCATCCAGGCGTCGTCAACCACCTGTAACTGACGGTCACTCCAACCCGACGCTGGGTGACGATAGGCAAATGCGACGGTTTCATCCTCGGTCGCCACCGCAGCGGTGAGTATCTCCGAGTCGGTATTGTATGGCCGCAGGTTCTGTGTCTCGTAATCGACACCGGTTACTCGCTGCGCCCCGGCATACCGGAGGAACTCTAACAGGTAGTCAAGATCGTCACTTCTGTTACCAGTGACACAAACAATACCACTCTTAGCAAATTCTTCTGTATGGACAAGAGGTTCCGGCAGCCCGGCTTCAACCTCGGCAAATGCCCGGCGCAAATCGAGTTCCAGTGCGAACTCGTCATCATTGGCACTACGCCATCCGGCACGCCGCTGGTGAATGATACCCGCCGGATGCAGCATCGGGTAGTACCAACAAATATGGTCACCAACCTTGATCGGGAACCTGCGACCGCGCCACTGATAGATACCGCCAATTCGACCAGCCCACGACAACGGTTGTGCCCCCATCCCAAAGATCGCATCCGGTTTGGTCAACGCAATATCATGCTCAACCCGTGGCCGACAGCACTCGCGTTCGATCCGGTCGGGATCGCGGTTGCTTGGTGGTCGGCAATTGAGAACATTGTTCCAGCGGATATACTTGAGGAACTTGGCCGGGATGTACGGACGCAGCAAGTCACCGGACTCACCGACAAACTGGTAGCCCTCCTCATCCTCAACTCGACCGGGGGCCTCGCCCATAATGTACACCAGCGGCTCGCGCGCGCCGGTCGCGGGCATCTTTGGTGAGCGTAGCCCCGGCGTATGATTGAGCGGGCACGCCCGGCACCCAAGCTGATGGAGGAGCCGGTCACTCACAACACTCTTGTTATTGGTGATCGCCCCATTGTCAGCCGGGACCAAGCCAAGCGCACCCGCGAAGCCCATCTGCTGCCCTCCCTCTATTTAATTATACGAGGGAGTAGCAGTGAACTTAACGAGAACCTTACCGCCGGACAGAAATAAAGTGAAAAAATCCTGGCGGGCCGGTCAGCACCACACTGTCGCGGGTCAGTGCCAGGGAGGTGCGGCCTGCCAGGGCGCGCCGGATCAAGGCGACATCCGCCCTAACCGTCAATTCGGCGTGGCCGTTGGCATCGATCTCGACAAGATCGTCAAACTCACCGGCTGGGCTGTTGCAATAAAGCCGCAGGATACTGGTATCATCCAACGCGGTGATACCCAACTCGATTAGTGTCTTTTCCGGTACCATCACCGATGCCCGCGACAAGGCGCAGGTCAACTCATCCGGTATCTTAAACGCGGTTGCCGTTTCACCCCGGTACCGCCGGACAAAGCCAGGGAAGTCGGAGGTACTGCCTTCGATCAGCCTCGCGTACACGGTCACCGACAAAGGATCGGATTGGTACTTTACACCGCCATACGCCCACACCGCATCATCAGTCATTGCGACAATGGTACCGTGGGTAAAGTGTCTCACGAAATAGTCACTAAACTCACGCGGCCATAACGCGCGACCGTGCGCGGTCGGGAACAGGGCACTATCCTTAACTCGCGCCCAGGACACCGTCGCGTCATCGGTGGTATAGGCATCGATCATGGTGTCTGTTTGGATCAGAGTAACACCGCGCTCTGCCGCTGACGCCAGTTTCTTACTGACACACGACAGCATAACCAGCTTGAGCGCATCGATCAGTTCCTGACTGATCGCGCTGCCAGAGTCATCGGG